GGCATGGTGGTCCCTAAACCGCGTAAGGATTGACCCGCCGAGGCCGGTCCTCGGGGTATTGGTCGTCATTATCCGGCGGCGGAGGATCAATGACAAGCCATCCCATGTCTCGCAGCACGCGCAGGGCTTGGGACGTTGTATCCACGAGGTCGTCATGCCTGACCTCAGGGAAGGCGCAAAGCTGATTGACGAGGGGCTCAGCCCAAGATCGGGGGTGGCCTTCGTTCTTCGTGCTCTCCGGAATATACACCCGTCCGGCCTTGATCAGCGGGGCGATCAGGTTGACCCGTTGGACCTTGTCCGCTCCGCCGGGATTGTATGACCGACAGGGTATGTGGGCACGCCCCAGGTCCTGGAGGAGGGAGATGCCGGAGGACTTGTCTTCAACCAGAACCATGTCAGTCTTCTTGCCCTGTCCGAATTCATTGGGGTCGCCGTAAACCGTGCCGAAGTCTTCAATTACCTTCTCCTTCAGGTCAGGATATTGCAAGCGCTCTTCCCAGCAGTCGATCAGCATGGCGCAAAAGCCTTTGTCTTCGCTGGGCTTGAAGATTCCCCATACGCTACAGGCTGAGGGGTCGTTGATGGTCTTTTCGGTATAGGCGCCGTCGTAGGACTGGACCACGAACTCAAAGCGCGGAAAGGGCTTATCTGACGGCCATAGCTTGATCCAGGCGCGTTTGATGATCCCAGCCTCTTCGGGGTCGATGATCTCGGCGTGGATCTCTTGGCGGCCCAGGGAGGTGCCCTCGTACTGCAAGATCTGCTGTTTGAACGTCCCGGCAAGGTTTGCAAGGTTGTCGTAGGTCGAAGCCTGAGTGACGACGACGTCCTCGCCGTCTCGGTTCAGCAGGTCGATGATCAGCGGCTTGGGCTTGGGCGTGGTGGTTACGACGATCCGCGGCTTATCGCCCAGGCGGACCGAGAACATGATCTGGTCCCAGGCTGCATCCAGGTATTCCCAGGCTGCCAATTCGTCGCACCAAGCATGGTGCCATTGCGGACCCCGGAAGCGCTCAGGTTCACTAGCCGGTATGCCTTTGATCAGGGAGCCATTCGTAAGAACGATCTCGTGCAGGCTCCTGGTGTACTTGACCCGGATCTCCTCGGGCATGCAGTTGAGCAGGCCTGACTCGCCCTCGATCATCGTGTCGCGGATGTCGGCCGAGGTCGGTCCCGAGATCAAGATGCGGATGTTGGGCGTCGTCCAGGCTGTGTGCCAAACGTCCTCGGCGGCTGTCCTGGTCTTGCCTGCGCCCCTACCTGCAAGTAGGAGCCATACCGTCCACCAGTTACCCTTGGGCGGGATCTGGTGCTTGTGTGCCCTCATGAGCCATTTCATCCGGGCCCTGAAGGCTGCCGCTGCTTCCGGGGGTAGCTTCTTCAGCGCCTCCTGGTGCAGGGCAAGCTTGGCTTCAATCCGCTTGCTTTGACTTGCTGTCAGCATTCTGGCGGATGCCGGTCAATTCATCGATCAGGGATTGTGCGACGTCCATCACCATGTCCACTTGTACGGGGCCTTCGTCCTTGCCGGTGATCTCGTGCTTAGTCCGGTCGGTGTAGTCCTTGGGGAATCTTGCGGCCATCGAGCGAGACCAGAGCGAGGTGTTCAGGGTCACGCCATCCTTGGTCTGCTTCAAGTGGCTTTGGGCTATGTCCTCCCACCATTGCAGGGCTAGTTCCTCTGAAAGGGCCAAGGCGTTAAAAAATTCTTCGTTCTTTTGCGCCCAGCCCCACATAGTCACCCTAGTGACACCTATGGTCGCGGCGATCTGGGCCTTGCTCTTACCTTGGCGGCCCATCTCAATAACCAGTTCGCAATATTTGGGATCGTAGTCGGTCGGTCTTCCTGCTGGCATTCTGATTTTCCTTCAAAAATCAAGCACTTACCTTTAGGATACACGAAAAAAACCCCCTGTGGAAGGGGGTAACGTCGTGAGGGGAAGGACCCACAACCAGGAGACACACAGAAAACAGCCCCTATTGTACTCCCGCTTCGGGCTGCTTGTACATCCTCATCCTGATCAGGTCCGACACGCCGAACATGCCTACCGGCTCAGCCAGGGTTGCGCAAAGCTCCCGCTCCTCGTCGAGTAGCTGCTGGACATAGGCGGTTAGCTTGTCGATGTTGAAGGCGTACTGCTTGCCCTTGATGGCCTTGCCTTTTAGGTCATCGATGATTTGGTTCCTCAGGTCTTGGTTCATGTTTGCTCCTTTATCCTTGGTGATCGTTCTTCGGTCCAGAATTCCTCTTCGCACTGCTTGCACTTGTGGCGGCGCTCTACGAAGTAATAATGCCTTTCAGGGTTCCAGAATGTTCGAGTCTCGAGGATCTTAGTCTTGTACCCCTGACCCTTTGGGGTTCGGCAGTAAGGGCAGATCATGCCCGCCCCCTTGCTCGTATGGCGGCGGCAATACGCTCACGTTCTTTGCGCAAGATCTCAAGCGTCTTGGTTTGCACGGGTTCGTCCGTCCCTTTCACCGCCAATTCAGCACACGCCTCACGCTCGGCAGCGGCAACTAGAGCGGCGAAGCGTTCAAGTTCCTCAATAGTCAGATGTGCCAGTCCTATTTCCGCAGGCGACCCGACAAGAACAACGCCGCTAAGGTTTGTTCCCACGCGCAGCCCAGCCTCCCGCGCTATGCGGATGATGTCTTCTCTGTTCATGTGTTTCCCCTTGCTCGTATGGCGGCGGCGCATCTCTCAATCGTTGGCCCATGCGTCAATGCTTTTGAATCTTTTGGCAAAGGAATATCCTCACACACCTTTGCACACGCAGAACGCTCAGCAGCAGCAACAAGGGCGGCGAAGCGTGTTACAGAACCTAATGGCTTTTCGTCAGGCCCGTAAGCCAATCCAGCCTCCCGCGCCATGCGGATGATGTCTTCTCTATCCATGATTCTTCTCCTTCAAGGCTTGCTCAATAAGCTCGGCCATCAACGAGCACCTGAAACGGCTATATGCCGAGGGCGAAATCCAACCTGAGGCAACTATTAGGCAATTCCTAATAGTTCGACAGGATGGCGTCGAGGTTGTAGTGTTCAATGCTCCGATTGACCTGACGAGCACCTTCCGCTAGTCGCAAGGCTTCGGGTTGTTTGTTCATGTGTTTTTTTCCTTTAGCTTGGCTTCAATGGCACGAAAATCTGACCAATGGATTGCTATACCAAGGCTTTTCTGTATCTCTTCAATCTCATCATCCGTCAGCCCAACCCATTCACGCTTTGGCGGTGTGGTGTAGAGTGGTATGTCATCTGGATTGGGGCCGATCAGGTTGCCTTCTTCATCGAACTTTGATGAGCGATGCCACCAAAGTTCCCCCTTGCCCCCATTGGTAATCCACGCCACCGGCTCTTGTTGCGCTAATGCTGCATTCCATCCTCGCTGATAAGCCTGTGCAATCTCGATTTGTTTGTTGTGTTCAGTTTTAACGACACGTTTTTCCCATGCGTGTTCTGCAAGTTGAATTTTTGCCTCGTAATCATCGTATGAATCGCTCATGTGTTCTCCAGTTTGATAACGTCTTTGCGGTCCATCAAAACACCCCGAACCAAATGCCCGTGCCGTGGACGCAGCCCACCGGGAATACGATCGCCCCAGCAATCAGCAGCAGCCACTTGGCGCCCTGTATCGAGACAATGACGTGCGTTAACCAAGCCAGGATTACCCAAGCTGTAAGTGCAAATCCAAGCATGCCTTCCATTTATTTTCCCCTCGCGTTTTTAATACGTTCTTCAATCTGCCAGTCCAACTCTCTCAACAGGTCCTCGATCGTGTCGCCACGGCCGGTCGTATAGCCGCGATCGATCATCCACTGGGCCACTTTCTGCCGGTTGATAATGGTTGCAAGCGAGGCCCAGGTCCGAGCGTCGCCCTCCTTGATCTTGTCCATCAGGCCTGTGCTTTCCAGGTACGACTTTGGCTTTTGGTGCATGTTGTGGTCGCCGCTCATACATGGCGCTCCTTGATCATTTTTTTAATACGCTCAGCTTCCGTTTTCGGGATCTGTGCCGTGTCGATAATCCTGCATACCGAGTCCCTTTCCATGCTCAGCAGCAGGTTTGCAAACCGATCGAGGTCCTTCAGGTAGGCGATGTATGCCACGTCCTCGATCGTGTCTTTAAGGCCTGCTTCCGAGGCTAGAAGGCGCAGTCTTTTATCGTCCATCGTCGATCTCCACGGTGATTTTGTACTTGCGGCCATTCTCACCCTGGACACGGACGATCTTCTTAGAACTTAGGTATGCACCCTCCGGCGTGAGGTCCAACTCGATACCGGAAGGGTCCTTCATGAGCCCGTTCGGGTCCCTTTCCAGGGACTCCAGAACAAGCGCGGCAATGTAGTCGCAGTAGATCATCATGGCAATCAGAATGAAAAGTCGTGGTACTTCTCACGCTCACCGAGGCGAAGGCCACAGCCTTGCGACTTGACGAGGCGATTGGTCTCGGGATTCACGAAGTGCTGGACCCACTGGCCGCTCTTCATCTTGCGGAAGATCCGCTTGCAGTTGTTGGGGTTTTGGGTGTACTCGTAACGCTGGCTTTCGCTCAACCCATTGTTATCAACACGCTTGTAATCGTCGTCCTGCACGACGATGTAGCGCTTGGCCATGTTGACCTCGACCACCGTGCAGGGGTTGCGGTCGGTCCAGGAAAGCAAGGTTGCTGGCATACCAACGTAGGGCGCTGGCTCACCGACTGTCATGCGGCTGTAGAGGCTGTTTACAAGGCTTGCTGTTTGCATCATTTTCTCCTGTTTCTCACGGCGGAATTGCCGTATGCGTATTAGAACTGCTTTTTATCCACTTGTCAACAAGGGGCCGGAGCCCCGGTTCGCTTAGCTAAGTTCCGCTGCTGAAGGGATGTATTCGTAGGCCTCATCATCATCTTCAGTGCCTTTGATCCAGGCGCCCCTATTTTGCTTAACGGCTCCCTCGAGCACTTCAGTGCTTACCCAGTCACATATCTGCACGGGCATCCAGCCATTCTTTTGCTGGCGGCCACGAGTTGCGCTTTTCAAGTGGCAGAAGGTGCCGCCATCGCGCTGGGCGCCAACCCCAATCACTACCCACTTGTCATCATCGTGAAAGATAATCTGGTCGATAAAGTTTTGTTTGTTCATTTTGTTTGCTCCTGGTTGGTTTTGTTGAGGGGCCGTAGCCCCGGTAGCTTTAAGCCCAGGCCTCGTCGGCCAACTCACGAGCCTCCATTGCCAGATCGTCTGAACGTCCATAAGACTCATAAGCTTCAGATCCGTAAACGGGACGGGCTGTTGACCAATTATCAAAACCCACTGGCAATTTACCGCCGCGTGCGCGATTTGTTAATGCAGCCGCAACCTTCTCAGCCTTAGCCTCACCATCGCTTGCAAATACAGTGGTGGTTACATACAACTCACGGGCATCGCCAAACTCGTTAACGGCGCGTACATAACAAGCGAAACCGTAACGCTCACCACGGGGATTTGAGTAATCCGCAAATTCTGGATCGTGGCCAATGACCACAAAATATGAGGTTGCATGAAAAACGATTTCGTTTGCTTTGAAGGTTGCCATTTGTTTTCTCCTGTTTCTCACAGCGACTTGCTGTGGATAGGATTACAGCACAGTTTTTTATCCTCCTGGCTTATTTTCTTTATCCAGCCGACGAACGGTACGTTGCGCCCGAAGAGTGCCGACCATCAGCGCTGCCTTGGCTTGCAAGTCCTGCTCCGTGATCCCGTAATGCTTGGGAAATCCCTTGGTCCCCAGGCCGTGAACGCCCGTCTTCCCCCTATGGTGCTCCGGGCACAAAGGGATGGCCTCGTAGTGCGTGGCCTTCCTGCCCATACCGACGCCCGATCGAGGGTGATGGATCTCGGCCGGGGTCCCTGGTGTACCCAGGTGAGCGCAGAGAATGCAGCCGATCTCCGATAGGTCGTTGAGCCACTGCTTCTCGTTGTTGGTCATCGAATAGCCCTATGGACGCGCTGATTGCGGCCGCTATGGCCTTTTCTCCGCTCTCCGGTATCTTCAATCCAACCCTTGCGCATAAGCGGCGCTATGCGCGGCGTAACGGTCGGAGCGGCGTCGGCAGGGAAGTGCTGAAGGATCTGGTCCTTGATGCAGCCATCCTGGCCGTAGGACTGGATAACCTGGAGGACCTTGGACTCCATTGCATTCGGATCAAAGGACTTGGCCGCATCATGGCTCGTGTCGGGATCGGTCGACCTCGCAAAGGCCAAGGAAGACACGCCGAAGAGGTCCTGCTGCTTGCTGGGCACGCGCTTTTTGAGTGCTGCATTCCAGGCTGCCTGCCAGCAGTTCGCAAGGGTCTGGTCCTTGATGCCGGTGCTCTCGTACCATTCGCGGTAGGCGTCACGCATTGCGGGTGTATTGGCCCAGGTTCTCATATGCTTCATCCAGTTTTTGTTTGACGTTCGG